AGACCCGGCAGGAAACCTCAAACCCGATAAGGCAAAATCTACGCAAAGAATTGATGGGGCAGTAGCCCTAATAATGGCTCTTGACCGAGCTATCAGGCATGCCGATGAGAATGCCCCAAGTATTTACGAAAATCGTGGAGTTATCAGCCTATGAAAATACAAGATAGGATGAGATTGGCATGGGATATATTGAGGCAAAGAAGAACATGGTCACCATTGGATGACAGATTTTATGTCAGTTTTTTATCTGGGCCAACTAAATCAGGGGTTGCAGTTGATGAGGAAACATCACTTCAGGTAATAGCCGTCTATGCTTGCGTAAATCTTCTGGCTTCCAGTATTGCCTCTCTTCCCTTGCCACTTTATAAGAGATTGACTCGGGGCAAGGAACGGGCGATAGCACACCCTTTATATTCACTTTTACATGATAACCCTAATTCAGAGCAGACCTCTTACATCTGGCGACAGACCTCGATGGCCCACGTGCTATTGTGGGGTAATCTTTATTCTGAGATAGAGTTTAATTCTGGTGGCAAGTCAATAGGATTGTGGCCTCTTCCTCCTTGGCGAGTAAAACCGCGACGGACTTTAGATAAGCAATTATATTGGGAAGTTCGCTTGCAGAGTGGTGAACCCAAATTCATCCCTGATTATGCCATGTTTCATGTTATGGATATGGGCGATGGCATTACTGGTAAATCCCGCATCCGCCATGCAATAGAGGCTGTGGGTCTGACAATGGCAGCTCAGGAGTTTGGGGCTAGATTATTCGGCCAAGGTGCAAATATGGGGGGTGTAGTTGAGCATCCTAAAACATTAGGAGACCAAGCTTTCAAAAACCTTGAGGATTCACTCAATAAGAATTATGCCGGATTAGGGAAGGCTCACCGTATCATGCTTCTTGAAGAGGGTATGAAGTGGACGAAAGTAGGTATAAACCCAGAAGAGGCCCAATTCCTTGAAACCCGTAAATTTCAAAGGAATGAAATAGCTACCCTTTTCAGTATCCCGCCTCACATGATAGGTGACCTTGAGCGAGCTACCTTCTCGAACATAGAGCAGCAGGCGATAGACTTTGTTGTTAATACCCTTCGACCTTGGCTAGTGAATTGGGAGCAGGAAATCAGGCGGAAGTTGTTGAAATTCGAGTCCGATTATTTTGCCGAGTTCCTTGTTGATGGGCTTTTACGCGGTGATGCACAGGCAAGAGCAGCCTTCTATAATCAGATGTTTATGATAGGTGCCTTATCTCCAAATGATATACGGGAATTAGAGAATATGAATCCAATTGATGGCGGCGATAAAACCTATATTCCGATGAACATGCTACCTACCGATATGGGTGGATTGATGCCATCTGAAAAAGCACTTAGGGCATTACCAGAGGCTAGGCTAAAACAATCGGGATTATTGCGCTATAGGCTTGCCAAATCTTATGAGCGAGTTTTCAAGGATGCTGGGCAGCGCATAGCAGAAAGAGAGAAAACTAATATTCTCCGTGCTGCTAAGAAGCACTTAACAGAGCGTTCGGTTGACACATTCAGCGATTGGCTAGAGGACTTTTACCGCGATATACCTGAATATATCAAGAAACAAATAGCTCCGGCAGTTAGTGCTCTGGCTGAGGCAATAGCACCGATAGCTTCGGAAGAGATTAACCTTGATAGCAAACCAGAATTAGATAAATTCCTCAATGAATATATTCTTGGCTTTACCTCCCGTTATTCCAGTTCTTCAAAGGGACAAATAGCAGCTTTATTGACTGAGGTAATGGAAGCTAATGAAGACCCAATAGAGGCAATAGAAACCAGACTCAATGAATGGGAACAAACACGCCCTCATAAGGTGGCTATGAATGAGACTGTTCAATTATCCAATGCAATAGCTAAAACTATCTTTGCCGGAGCTGGGGTTGCTTATTTAAGATGGCAGGCTATAGGAAGTGAACCCTGTCCTATTTGTGAAGAAATGGATGGCAAGGTGGTAGGGATAGAGCAGAATTTTGTAGAGCGTGAAGATGTACTGGAGGCTGAGGGGCAATCACCAATGAAGATCTATCGTCCAACAAGTCAGCCACCACTTCATTTAGGTTGCCAATGCCAAATTACACCAGCATAAAGGAGGAATAATGGCAGAGCTTAATATTAAAAGCGTACAAGACTTATCTAAGCTCAACGGCTGTCGGATTGAAAATGCACAATTCTCGGTAAACGGAGTTGATCCGGTAATAACCTTAGATGTCAGCCACCCAGCATTGATTGGTAAGATAGCTAGGATATCCTTTATTGGGACAGTGAGTTTTGGCAGGTCAGGCAATGTTTTCTTGGTTAATACGGGTATAACCATTCACACAGAAGATATTATCAAAGCTAATATCGAATAGTATATTACTAAGAGGTGAATTGAGACGCCTAGAAATTGATTCTATGGCGTCTTTTAAATGGAGGTGAAAGATGCCTGAAGAAACCGATGACTATATCAGAATACCGGTAGCAGAGTGCAAAATCACTGCCACAATAGACATTTCCAAATCAGATGGGATAAAAGCCCTATATTGCGGTGGAGATAAAAAGGTCGCTACGTATCTATTCCAAAAGGATAAGGGGTGGACTATGGCTAAAGCTAAAGAATGGGTTGAAGACCACAAAGAAGAGAAGGCACATCCTCATGGTGAGCATGTTTGTGAATGCCCTGAGTGTGGTAAAGAGATAACAGTTGAGGAGAGTGTTAAGTGCAATGAGCAGAAATGTCCCGAATGCGGAACACGGATGCGAGCTAAAGAAATTGGAGAACGAAGACCAAAAGGCAATTCCAACAGACAGATAGAATACAGGACTTTTGACCTTGATGATATAGAGGTAAGGTCTGAAGATGATAAACCCAAAATACGAGGCCATGCTGCCATATTCAACAAACTATCCGAGGACTTATTTGGATTCCGAGAGATGATAATGCCTGGTGCTTTTACCGAAGCCATGCGGAAGGATGATGTGAGGGCACTTTTCAATCACGACCCGAACTATATATTGGGGCGGACTAAAGCGGGGACACTACATCTTGAGGAAGATGACAAGGGATTAGCTATTGAAATAGACCCGCCTGACACTTCTTATGCTAAAGACTTATTGGTATCTATTAAGCGTGGGGACATCTCTCAAATGTCATTTGCCTTTAATCTCCGTAATAACAAGGGTGAGGAATGGGATAAAACAAATGAAAAAATGCCAATCCGTAAAGTGTTAAACATTAAACTCTATGATGTATCCCCGGTGACCTATCCTGCTTATCCTCAAACAGATGTCAAAGTCAGGACTTCGATAGGTGAGGATGCCCTGGCTGTGATTGAGAAGGCAGAACGGGGAGAAGAGTTGGATGATGAAGAACAGCTTTTAATCAAAAATACTATAGACAAATTGAGCGGTTACATTCCAGAACCGCCAGAACTGGTCACTGGGGGTGCTCCCGATGAGGGGTATGTTCAATGGCTGGGAAAGATAAGGCGAGAATTGGAATTAGCCGAATTATTCTAATGAAACAGGAGGTAAAAACAAGTGAAGGACATTAACGAACTCAAGAAGAGGAAAGGTGACCTGATTTCAGAAGCTCGCAAGTTTGATGGCGAGTGCACTAAAGATGACCGGGTAATGAGTGGGGAGGAGCAAGAGAAATACCAGAAGATGGTTGATGATATCCGTGCTATTGAGCAGACCATCAAGCGGGAAGAGGAACTCCAGGATATGGAGATGCGTAATGCACCGCCATCCAACCCTGACCCTGCACCAGCTAATGACCGAGCATTTGCCAGCCTCGGTGACCAACTCCGAGCAGTGGCAAGGGTAGAAACCCATCATGTTATTGACCCCCGTCTAACCCGTGATATATCAGGCATGAGTGAGGCGGTGGATAGTGAGGGTGGTTTCTTGGTGGAGCAGGACTTCTTACCAGGTTTACTTTCGGATACCTATAACAATTCCGAATTGGCTAACCGTTGTTTCAAGGTGCCAATCGGTGCCGGTAAAAATGGACTGAGATATCGCTATATTGATGAGAGTAGCCGAGCTGATGGTTCACGGGCCGGTGGCGTTAGGGCTTATTGGGAAGGTGAAGCGGATACTGCTACGGCATCCAAGATGAAGTTCGGGAAGGGTGGACTTGACCTTAGTAAACTTCTAGCTTTCTGCTATGCCACTGATGAACTCTTAGATGATGCTGTAGCTTTGGAGGCGATAATTCGCCGAGAATTCCCGTTGGAGATGGCGTTCAAATTACAGGATGCTATTGTCAATGGTGATGGTTCGGGCAAGCCTCTTGGGGTGCTTAATAGCGATGCACTCGTATCAATAAGCGGTGAAACTGGGCAAACTGCGGATACTGTTGTCACTGAGAATATCCTTAAGATGTGGCGTAGTATGCCGGCTTCTTCGAGGGGTAAGGCTATCTGGCTTTACAACCAGGAGCTAGAGGACCAGTTGGAGACCTTAAATTATGCCATTGGCACCAGTGGTGTTTTGATGAAACTATTCCTCGATGGCAAGATTAAGGGACGTCCGGCGATTCCCATCGAGCAATGTCCCGGCCCCGGTGATGCTGGTGATATTATCCTCATGGACCCAGGCCAATACCTACTCATTGATAAGGGTGGAGTGAAGGGGGATTCTTCCATTCATGTCAGGTTCCTCTATGGTGAGACCTTATTCCGCTTCAGCTACCGGGTCAATGGACAACCGATGAGGTTGCATAAGATAACACCATATAAGCGCACAGATAGTAGCTTCTACATCAGCCCTTATGTGGCGCTTGCCTCAATCTAGGCTTGAAGAAAAAATAACTCAGGAGGAACAAAAATGAGACTTTGTGAACAATTTGGGATAGTCCCGATAATTGAACCAGAAGACCATCAGGCAGCGGGTATTGATGGTGATTCAGTAAAGATGGAGAATTACGGTCATGTCACCTTTATATTCCTGTTTGGCGAACTTGCTGGTAATTCCGTGCTGAAAATCTACGAGGGTGCTACTGTTGGTGCCAAAGACACAGCACTTACTTTCAGTTACCGCAAAACAGCGGCTGACCTCAAGAACGCTAATGCTGACCAGCTTGGTAATGAGGGAACTTCGGCGGCATTGACGCTTACCAACACTGTCTATGAGGATAGGGTGCTGGTGGTTGAGATTGATGCTAGGGAATTGACCGATGGTTATCCATGGGTGACCCCGGAGATAGATGACACGGCATCTGAATTGCTTGTGGCCTGTGTCGCCATCATGGGTAAACCCCGCTATGCCGAGGATGTACCGCCTACAGCGATAAGCTAATGAAGCGGCCTGCGATAGAGGGGAGTTGAACAACTCCCCTCTAGTTGTTTGGGGGATGATGCGTTACTCGCTCAGATGGCGGAACCACCGCCGATAAACGATTAACGTATGGAGGTTTTTCAAAATGAGTGTAGCTTTAATAAAAACAAGTTGGAAAGAATCAGGGTATGAAGGTGACCTTGCCTTTAAGGATGCTGACGGCAACATAATCATGGTTGTCGAATCATCTGGGCGGGCGGTTATCTTTCCTACTGGTTCAACATTAACAGTAACCGATGGCATTAGTGGGGCAGTCGCTCTTTCTACCGATGTGAATGATATGGCTGCCGCTGGTACTTCAACGGCTAATGCCTTGGGTTCAGAAACAACGGCGGCTCCTATTGACCATGTTCACAAGATTGGTGCGCATGACCATAGTGGAGCCACTAAAGGTGGGCAGATAGACCCGGCGACGTGTTTCGCTGCTGATGCCTTCGATAATGCAGCCTGTGATACTATATTTACCACTGGTTCATTCGCTGCTGATGCTGCCTCTAGAGCTTTCTTTGCTAATGGTATCTGGCAAGCTGCTCATTTAGCTTCTGATGCAGTTGAAACCCTAAAGATTAAGGATTCCAATGTTACCACTGCTAAGCTAGAAACTGGGATTCTCAGTGCCAATGTTGCTGGACGGGGGAAGGTGGCAACCGACTTCTTCGATGCCACAACCCTAGCTGACAAGATTGCCGATGACGCTATGGCTAATGCCTTCTTATTGGCTAAGATTGCTGCCGATGCCTTCGACAATGCCCTATGCGACTTGATATTCGATGATGCGGCTTTTGCTGCCGATGCTCCTTCAAGGGCTATGTTTGCCGATGGTATCTGGACAGGAGCGAAACTAGCAGACGATTGCCTTAGTGCCGATACTACGGGGCGGGCAAAAATGGCCGATGACTTCTTTAACTCGGCAACAGTTGAAGCCAAGTTTGAGGACAACTCAATACCATCAGGCAAGGTCAACTGGAGCTACGGCGGAGTGGGGGACATTGTAACCATAGTCCCCGATGCTTCGGCTGCTACCGGGTCGGCTGCGGGTGTAGCTAGGATTGACCATACCCACGCCATTGCCTGTGCTGTTCCCAGTGGCTCGCATGTCCCTGATTGTTCCAATGCGGAGGGGTCATCTAATTCATTCGCCAGGGCTGACCATGTCCATGCTTTAGCCTGTGATGCTCCAGCAGATGGCTCATTAGCTGTGGCAAATGCTGAAGGGGCAGGTACTACCTTTGCACGAAGCAACCATGTCCACAAGGCAATCCTGCTTGATGATGTGGCCTTTAACTTCGGTACTGGCTCAGATGTCCAGATTCTACTTTCCTCAGCTAATGACATCGGTGGCGGCGGTGCGGAAGATTTAGTTATTGCACTATCAAATAACAATCACGCTCTACATATCACGGATGTCGGTGCTAAAGCTACTGATTGGAACCTAGCTAATGCCACTCATCCCACTGTCTACATACATAGTGATACTACGCCACTCACTGACTATATGCTGCTCTATCACGATGGCGATGATGGCATAATTGACTCTATGGGTGGCAATCTGCTCTTAAAGGATACCGGCGTAGAGCTAGTTAGCTTCTCAACTACTAAGTCATTCTTCAATGAGCCTGGTGCTGATATCGACTTCCAAATCTCCTCAAACGATGTTGCTGCTATGTTCGTTCTGGATGGCGGGCTTAATGTCATTGGTATCGGTGTTGCGGCTACGGCTAATTCCTTTGTAGGCATAGCCCATCCAGCTAAAACCCTGGTTGCTGCTGAGGAGTTTGCAACAGTTCGAGTTTCCCCGGCAGGGGCAATAACTACTGCTGATGATACTGCTACCTATGATTATCTCGCTACCATGTATCTAGCAGAGCCAAACATAACTAAGGGTGGCACCGACACCTTGACATTAGCCGCTACCCTCTACATCAAGGATGCTCCAGACGAAGCTGTTGCAAATTACGCTCTCTATATAGCCTCTGGTGCTGCGGGTGTCCAAGCTCTAACGGCTGCTGGCTTGGTAACTGCTAGTGGCGGTATTGCTATGGCTGACCAAGAACTTGACTTCACCACTGGGTACATTGAGTTTGGTACTACCCCAGCTGATGCTGGCGAGATACGGCAAGAAAACAACGTTGCTATCTGGTCTGCTAGAAATCAGGGAGACGATGGCAATATCTCTGGTTGGAAGGTGAATGCCACAGATGACTACGAGGCTGGGGCTGACGTCAACCTGGCTGGTAACAAGCTCTATGGTGGAACGGCTGCGAATGCCGACCTTGACCTTAATGCAACCATCCATGGCACGGATGCTACGGCTTACATCATAGCCCGCCAGATGATTGATGCCACCGTTGGCATGATAGCAACTCTGGTCAAAGCTGGGGCGGTTGGCGATGATGAGTGTAATCAGGATGACCTCAATGGTCAGTTGGCTATTGATTCCAGTAATCACCGCATCTACTTCCGCTATGGTGATGGCTGGCACTACTGCACACAGGATGGCGGTTTCTCTCTCCCTGAGTATGAGAAGAACTGCCCTGTTTGTGGTCAACCAATAGTAATCGGAGAAGCGGATGTTGGTGTGATTCTGCCACGCCAAGTGCGTCAATAAGGATTCAGGCATTGAATTACCTAATGTAGTTGACCCTGAAGTGGCAGTACCGAAGGGTAAACACAATCCTAGTGCCAGGGAAAAGATGCTGGCAAAATAAGCGGCTTTTGGCGGGGTGAGCCTTAATCACCCCGCCAACAAAATAAAAGGAGGATTTGATGAAAGTAACCAATGCGGAAATCTGGGGTTCACAGGGAGCAATAAGGCAAATGCTCAGTCAAAAATTACCAGTTCGGGCAAGCCATGACTTTGCAAGGATGGCTAAAAAGCTCAATGAGCAGTGGCAGGTTATAAATGAGGAGCGAAACAGGCTGGTTACAATACATGGAGAGAAGGATAAAAAGACTGGGCAAACTCAGGTAAAAGTTAATACTCCAGAAATGGAAGCCTTTAATAAGGACTTCCAAGAACTGCTGGCTATTGAAGTTGACATTGATGTTAAGCCGGTAAAACTACCTGAAGTGATTGCTGCAACCTGTGATAAGTGCCATCACAATATGGACAGACCATTTGAGATTGAACCCGCGATACTATTTGCTCTCGACAAATTCGTAGAGGTTTGATGTCCTGCCCTTGAGCAAGGCAGGACATCATCCTCCTTTGACAGGGGGCAGGGGTAACTTTGCCCCCTGTTTTGTAAGGGGATTAACGGAGGTGACTTATGGCAGCAGGAACGATTACATTTACAGAAATAACTTATGGCACGGTAAAGAAGATAAAGGCAGCATGGACGGCAGGAACTGCTGGTGATGCTGGTAAAGCAGAAGATAGCACTGAGAATTACTATGATGGGCGGATTATCGGCGTAGTCACTGTGCCAGGAACAGTCGGTGACCAGCCGGATGATAATTATAGCCTTGAAGTTCAAGATGATGACGGGGTTGATTTGCTTCTTGGCAGTGGTGCCAATCGAGATGAAACAAATACAGAATCTCTCGCTGAGTTAGATTGTGCTGGTGTAGCTAGGAGCAAGTTGACTATAAGCATTAGTAGTGCTGGCGCAAGTAAAAAGGGAACAGTCTATGTCTATATCCGATAAGGAAATTGAGACGACCAGCATGGAGCCACCCAAGAATGCCATGCTAAAACTGAAGAAGAGGAAAAGGAAATATGCTTCACCTAAAAACAGCTCCAACAATCGAGCCTTTGACATTAGCAGAAGTCAAAGCACATCTGAGAATAGATAGCACCGATTTTGCCGATGACATCACTACGGAGATATCTATTGCCTCTGGTGACCATGTTGTTGCTGCCTCTTATTCGCTAGAGGGTAGCGCGGTAGAAGTATCTGGTTATGGTGTGCTGGTCAATCTTGTCTCTGGGGCTTGTGGCGCTAGTGGCACAGTGGATGTCAAGCTCCAAGAATCTAACGATGGCTCTAACTGGTCGGATGTCTCGGATGGTGCTTTCACCCAAGTAACAGAGGCCAATGACAATGCCATTCAGGAAAAGGCTTATACCGGGGCTTATACTTATATCCGAGCTGTGGCAACTGTGGCTACGGCCACCTGCGACTTCGGGGTAAGTGTGATAAAGCAAGCTGGCCCTTCCGTTGAAAATGATTTATTGAACTCACTCATTACTGTTGCCCGCCAGGATTGTGAGTCTTTCCAGAGACGGACTTATCTGACAACGATTTGGGAATTATGGCTTGAGAAGTGGCCTGATGGTGATGTGATAGAGCTTCCTTTACCACCACTACAAGAATCTGCTATAACAGCAGGTAGCTTTGAGACGGATGTTGTTTATCGTATTCTGACCGTGGGGACTACCAATTTTACATTGATTGGCGCTTCAGCCAATACAGTCGGCGTGGTATTCACGGCAACGGGAGCAGGCAGTGGGACTGGCACGGCAACGGCATCGGGCATCATCAGGTACTATGACACCGATGACACCGAATACTTTATGGATGCTGGCGATTATTTCATAGATACCAAGAGTGAGCCAGGGCGGGCATGTTTGAAGTATGGTAAGACGTGGCCGTCTACAACACTGAGGCCAAACAATGGAATCCGTGTTACCTATGTGGCTGGCTACACCCAGGCTTCAGATGTTCCTAAATCATGGAAGCAAGCCATGTTACTTTTAATCGGTCATCTATATGAGAATAGAGAAGCGGTAGTTATTGCTCAATCTGGGAGTAGACTGCCAAATGGCGTTGAATCGCTTTTGTGGAAGGATAGGGTTTTCTCATGAGAGCAGGAACAATGCGGGAACGCATAACCTTCCAGAAGAAAACCGAGACTAGAAACAGCTTTAATGAGGTAGAGATTTCCTACTCCGACCATGTTACTGTCTGGAGTTCGGTATTACCTAATGCTGGCACAAAGTATTATCAATCTTTACAGGCTACCTCACAGGTAAGCGGTGAAATTCATATCAGGTATAGGTCTGACATTGAGCCGACAATGAGGGTTAAGTATGGCAATCGCTATCTGGAGATTGTCTCTATGGTCAATCCACAGGAGCGGAATCATGAATTGCTTATCTACTACAAGGAGAAGCTGGACTAATGGATTTCAACTGTAACATACAGGGCATGGAGCAATTAAAGGCTAATAGCGAGAAGCTAGCCAAGGAAGCAAGAAAAGCTGCCTCTGCCTCAGTATTAAGGCAGGCGGAGATGGTGAGGGATGCTATCAGAACAAAGGCTCCACAGGGACCAACAGGTAATTTGAAACGCTCAGCAATAGCAAAGCTTATGCCAGAGAAAGGTGAATATCCGCCTATTGCTATTGCTGGTATTGATAGGAGGATAGCGCCTCATGCTGGAATCGTAGAGTTTGGTTCAAGCCGTGCTCCTGCCCATCCATACTTTAGACCGGCAGTAGATGAGACTAAGGACAAGGTAAAGGAAAACCTGAAAAATGATATTAAACAGGGGATTGAGCGGGCATGTTAATTGAGCAGGCTTTAATGACCTATCTATTAGCTCAATCAGGGATTACTTCCTTAGTGGGACAGCGCATCTATTTCGTGCAAGCTCCACAGGATACAGAGACGCCTTATATCGTGGTTACAAAAGTATCCGGGGTGAGGGAGCATTCCCATGATGGGTCATCTCATCTAGCTCATCCCCGCTTTCAATTCTCAGTCTTTGCCACGACCTATAGCTCAGCCAAGTCAATAGCTTCAGCTTTACAAACTGCTTTGCAGGGCTACTCTGGGAC